ACAGGTTCGAATCCTGTAGGGCGTGCCATTAAGAAACAACAACTTACGCCAGTTTTAAACCAGCCTGATTTCCTCCTTGTGTCGTATTTGTGTCGCTAGCGCCAAAAATGGCGTCAATTTTCCGTGCGTGTTCGGTCAGGTGGTTCGGCGCCAGGTGAGCATAGCGACGTACCATCTCGATGCTCTCCCATCCTCCCATTTCCTGTAAAACAGAAAGCGGGACGCCGGACTGAATTAGCCAGCTCGCCCAGGTGTGCCGGAGGTCGTGAAAACGGAAATCCTCGATCCCCGCTTTTTTCAACCCGGCGCGCCAGGCGTTATTGTCATCCACCCGCATTTTTCTAACCGCGGGCGTTAGTGTTCCATCAGGGCGATGTTTTGCCGTGGTGTGAACGAACACCCACCGGGAGTGCTTCCCTATCTGATCCCTTAATACCCTGCATGCGGTATCATTCAGAGCCACGCCAATCGCCTTGCCCGCTTTTGCGTTCTCCGGATTTACCCATGCAACCTTTCTCTGCATATCGACCTGCTGCCACTCAAGCCCGATGATGTTTGAGCGGCGCAGGCCGGTTGCCAGTGCAAATATCACCACTGGCTTAATGCTCTCCGGCATGCACTCGATCAACCGCTCAGCTTCTTCCCTGGTCAGCCACCGTATCCGCTTACTGATCGGCTTGCGGGTTTTGATAACTGGGGCTGTTTTTATCCAGCCCCAGTCATTCGCCGCGGCCCTGAGAAGGGATCGAATGAAGGAAAGGTGTTGCGCCTTCGTCGCCTGCGAAACCTGCCGTGGTTTGTACTCCGGAACAGGCTTACCCTTCCTCAGCGCGGCATCACGCTTACTCTCCCACACCTGCAGGTGCTTACGGTTGATCATCCCGTTAACGGCTTCGTGAACTTCCTCCGCCGTTATCTTCGAGACATCACGGCCGGAAAAATGCTGCAGCCAAAACTCAATTTTGGTTTTGTCATCATCCAGCGATCGCTTATGGTCCTTTTCCCGCAGCCACCGGATGCAGCACTCTTCGAAGGTTCTGACGGGCAGGTCGCCGATCTGGTCAACCCTCCACGCTTCCGCCTTCAGCTTGTCGTGGAGCTCCTGAGCCTGCTTTTTGTCCCCCGTGCCAAGAGATCGCCTAACTCTTTTTCCTGACGGCGTAAAGAAATGACAGTGCCACACGCCGCCCCTGAGGGTGATTGACATAAAACTTCTCCTTTATGTTCACCCGCGTTCGCGATGACAGGATCGCGCGGGGTTTTCAAATATGCAATACACGCCGCCTCGGTCGTTCTGTACTTGTTGCCGACCTTGCGGCCGGCGAGCTCCCCAGAATCAATCAGGCGGTAGATCACCCGCGCAGACACGATGAGCAAATCGGCGGCCTGCTGTGCTGTTATCGGTTTGTCAGATGCCATATCACCTCCGATGCTTACCGCGTAATTCCTCTTCTTCTTGACAGTCAGCACAGCGCTGGCATCCCGCCACCAGTTCCCTGCGCCGCTCGGGTATCTCTTCCCCGCAGTCGCGGCAATGAGTAGCTGAGACTGCGTTATGGTTGATGCGCATGTTCTGGATGGTCATTTCCAGCCGGCGCTCTGCTAGCTCGTTGGCCTGATCGATGATTTCTGCGCTCATGCTGCACACTCCAGTTCTGCGAGCCCGCCACGTACCGCGTCAATGATGCGTTCGAGATATTGATAATTGTGGTTTGGCACTGCCGGCCATTTTGCATACCACGGATCATCACCAAGCAGACCAGGCAACTTATTACCGATGCGACAATCGCAGCAGCTTTCCTTCACATCCTCAGCGTTTTCTGCCTCCACCCACATATCCCTGGCCTCCTCAGCATCGATTTCCTGCTGACGCCGGAGTTTGATGATTTCACCCTTTACAAATTCAAGGTTGGCGTCGTTATCATCATCAACTGTGCTTTGCAGTTGCGAGTCGAAATAGCCGATAAGGTAGTCATTGCTGACACGCTTAATGAACTCCTGAACGGTGTCTCCGCCCATAGCAAACCAGGCACCGGTCCACGCCTTTCCGAAGCAGGTTACAGTGATGCGCCCCTTTCCTGGCTCGTAGTTTTCAATGACCACCCTGACAGGGTCGAGGCGTTCAACATCGGAAATGGTAAATGCCAGAACATCGCTTTTTTCTACCTTCATGATTCCACTCCATACCGCCCATTCATGCGGCCAATAACACTGACAAATTTCACCAGGCTGACACCCATCGGCTTTACCTTCTCGTAGTGCTTGCGAAGGATAGGGGGGCATACAGCGTTCCACTTCGGTTTAGGCTTTACGCTCATCGCTTTGGTTATCTCTTCTGCGCAGCGACGAGCCTGGGCGCGGAGGATGTTTTCCTGTTCTTCTGGTGTCATGCGACCCCCATATAAGCGCGAATGAAAGCCGCAGCTGCCTGGGCGTTTATAGCGTTACCGTACCCTTTCAGGCGGCCGACGCGGTTGCTGCTTGCCACTCTTGCCACCCCGGGCTCGACTCGTCCCATTCGTGCGGAAGCCCCATCAACCAGCGGGAATGTGCCGGGTTCAACTGGACGCCATTTCCCATCTCGACATAAGAGCCAGTCCGCATCTCGCCAAAAACCGTTAACCTCAAGGGGCCGGTAATCCCCGCGAAGTCCTGCAGACGCTGCTGGGTCTTGCTCCCGTCCTGTCGATGCATGTTCATGGCCGCATCCACTGACGGCGATCGAGTGTTGCTCGTTGTCGGTGTTGGCCATCCCGTCAAGAACGCCTGGCGCGGCAGCTGGTCCAGTCGTTCCTTCCCGTCCCGCTGCGCCGTCATTCCCGCTGAGTCCTTCCAGTCTCGCGACGTTGGCGTTACCCAACCCGCCAATGCCGACGCCGATTGCAATCCCGGAGCCGGCCCGCGTTTCTTGTCCGGCGGCCGCGGTCCGCCTGTCATATCTCCCACTACCGGCGTTGGCCACCCAGTAGGCCCGCTCTCTGATGTGCGGCGCGCCGATGCCCGCTGACGTAAACGGCACAAGCCCGAAGGCGTATCCCATTCCTTCCAGGTCTGCTTGTACAAGGTCGAACCATGTGTTTGCGTTACCGCTTGCAACCTGTTCGCCAAAGACATGCTGAGGTCTGCGCTCGCTGATGAGATGGAAGAAGTGGGGCCATAAGTGCCGCTCGTCAGCAAACCCATCTCCTTTGCCTGCCGCGCTGAAAGGCTGGCACGGGCAGGAGCCAGTCCAGACCGGGCGATCGTCAGGCCATTCTGCGAGGCGGAGGGAATGGGACCAGACGCCGATACCGGCGAAAAAGTGGCACTGGGTAAATCCTTTGAGGTCGTCAGGTGTGACATCTTCAATACTCCGTTCGTCAACTTCGCCCGGGGCGATATGCCCGGCGGCTATGAGGTTACGCAGCCACTGCGCCGCGAATGGGTCGATCTCGTTGTAGTAAGCTGCCGCGCTCATGCTGCCTCCGTCTTCACAACGTCAATGGCGCAGCCAGGGATCAGCTCAACGGAAGCGGTGGCGCACTCGTTTCCCCAGTGGCTCCAGCCTGGCGCTGCGCTACGGCTGAAAAGCTCAATCCGCGGCACGTCGCCGTAGAGCATCTCCAGACGGTGCCGAACTTCCCACGGTTTCTCGCTGTGCGCGCCGAGTGGGCTGTAGACCACCTGCTTAATGCCGGCGTGCTTGCGCTCCAGCCCGGCGCCGCGGGTGGCGATCAGCACGTCTTCTGTATTGGCACGGGTATGGTTGCCACCGTTCATGCGTGTCTCGGCATTCAGCAGGTCGAGGAAGTCGTAAAAATCGGTCACATCGCCCTCTGCCAGAGCCTTGGTAATGCGCAGTTCGGCCAATTGGTTCAGCTTCACCCAGGTGAAGCCCTTCATGGTGCGCACCGTAAATCCCCAGGCCTCGGCCAGCTCCATCGCCTCCTGGTTGTGGGTGCCGGTGTACCACATCGCCAGCACAGCGTTATCCGCGGCGAGCTCCCACACCGGGAGCCGCTTCATATCGAGTAAGCTCATGGTGGGGTAGTGATCGACGGCGGCGCCGTTGCTGATCGTGTTCCCATAAGACCAGGCTGGGTCGGCATAGATAAGTGAGTAGCGGTTCATAGGACTGACTCCATTTCATCAATATAGAGGCCAGATGCGATAAGCCGGCGGCGCCGGGCCGCTTTATCAATACATTTCTGGCGGTTGCCAGAGGCGGCCTGAGCGATCGAGCGCTTAGTGAACAGGCGCGTTTTACCCTGCGGGGTAATGACCTTTGGCTTTGTGATCAGATCAAAGGTGCGATCGCATATGCCATCCTCGTTGAGCCAGGTTTCCGATGCGATCAGCTGCGCAATGCGGCCTTCTCCCTTGGTTATGCCGTTCGCAACGCGGTTAAATTCAACAAGCGTTACGCCGAACTTCTCCGCTATTTCGCTGCCGGTAACAGGGCGGCCGCGCGTCTGGATCATCCAGATCACACGCTCGCGAAGGCCGGAGAATTTTCCTGCTTTGCCGGGCCTGCGGTAAAATGGAGTGCGTTTCATTCGAGCTCCAGTATCATTCGCTTAGTCTCTGCCACAAGGGACAGGAACTCATTCCTTCTCGCGCGAAGGCGGGCTATCTCTGATTGACACTCAGCGGCCGTCAGGCGGTAAACAATGAGTTGCTTTCCGTCAGGGAAATCAGAGCAGTAGCTGATGAAGTCAACCCAATCCCGGCCAGAGCAATCAAGGTGGCCGATTAGTTGCCATCTGTATGCCGGATCGAAGGCGCCGCGGGTGAGGGTGGCGTAGTGAGTGGCGGCAATTACCGACTTAATCTCAACCAACCCGTCCCGGCCCACGAGTCCGTCTGGACTATCCCCATACGTTTCGTGATCAAAGAAACCGCCGTTATCCACGTCGACGAAGTTCATCTCTTCGTACAGCATGCGAGCGATTGGCTCCTGTTGGTGTCCGCGCTCCATGTGGTCGTTTGTGAATCCAAACTCAGACTTGCACCCTTTAATCTGCTCAAGAGCTAACTGAAGCGCATAACGCTTGGCTGGCTCACCAAACGCCTTGCCATCGTTAGCCATAATCAAGCCGAAGTTTGAAGCGGTAGCCTTCCCCAGGCGAAGAGCATCCCACTCTTCCCCGTTTTGCTCGACGTCATGCCAGATCATGCTGAGCACTCCTGTTCCAGTTGGCGGCGATGCTCTGGAGAAATGTCCATTCTCGCCAGCACTGCATCCAGGTTGCCATCGCGCTTGAAGGCGGCCTTAGCGTTATTCCATGCCTGCGTTTTTTCCGGCGAAAGCACAGGTTTTGAAACGCGCGCTGGGCTTAAGCGGAGACCTTCAACCGATTCCTTTCCGAACCTGACATTTTTATCGACGTAAACAGTGACTTTCACGCCGACCCAATCCTCAAGGAATGGCGATCCGGTAATGCTTTTCAGCATCTTGCTGTTGGTGGCATTCAGGATCATTGGCTTAAGCTTTTCGCCAGGGCGCAACTCGCGCTCCTCAAAATAAGCGGTGTTAAAAACGTCTTTAGTTTTTTTGGTTTTGTCGCTTTCTAATGTTGCCCGGGCGATCGTCAGCACCGTGGGTTCAACGATATCGGCACTGCTCAGGTATGGAGAATCGAAAGCCTTGCGGTAATGTGTTTTTGAATCTGTCATTTTGCAGCCTCTCTGATGAATCTGTTTACCAAAGGCCTGAGAGCATCCTGAATAGTGAAATGCTCGCGTCGCTCTTTGCTGCTGTCATAAATCGGTGTCCAGCCGCATCCCGTATTCACCTGGATTACCTGGTAACTACCTTTCCCATCTCTCCACTGAATTCCGTTCATCGAGAGCCACTCCTTGAAGTCGGCTAATTTCGATTTGTGGAGTAAATTTCTTCGGGCCATTAACTCTCTCCTTAAAACGGGCAGCCGGTGCGGTGATCCCAGTCGTATTCCGCCTGGGCGTAAGCTACTGCCGAGATGAGATCGTTATATGCCTCGCCAGCTGCATCGCTGCGGAGGCCTTCGTATGGGCTTTTGTCCATCGGCACAGAGAAGCGGAACAGGCCTGACGGCTCTTTCGGCAGGGCGTCGATAATTTCCTGCGCCCGATCGTCAATCCACTTCTGCTTCTCTTCGGTCAGCGTTTGCTCGGCCCACTTACGCTCTTCGATCACGTCATATGCGCGGTATGCGTTCATAAGCACCTCAGTAACTGATACCGGTATGAGGAATGCGGCCGTCTTTAACCGCGGTGAGCACCTCGATAGCCTGATCCCGGGTAAGGCTGGTATTGGCTACCAGGGCTTTGACGATGTCAGTGCCGACAGTTTTGCGATGCTTCACGTCGGCTTCGCGGCGCGCCTGCTCATCGGCTTTACGTTTTTCCTCAGCCAGGCGGCCCTGCTCGCGTTGCTCTGCCTCGCGGCGGACGCGATCGGCTTCTTCCTGTGCTTTGCGGCGTTCCGCTTCAATAGCGGCCTGCTTTTCACGCTCAGCACGTTCAGCTGCTTCTCGCTGTTCGCGCTCGGCTCGCTTCTGAGCTTCAATGCGCTCACGTTCTGCGCGCTCTTTTGCCAAAATCGCCTCGCGCTCTCTGGCGGCTGCGGCGTCGATTTCACGCTGCGCCTGTTCTGCTGCTTCACGCTTCGCTTTCTCTTCTGCCAGGCGCTTAATCTCTTCTTCGCGGGCAATGCGCTGGCGCTCGGCTTCTGCTTTCTTCTCGGCCTGCTCACGGTCAAAAGCGTCATTCATCAGAAGAGCCATTTCGTGGTCAGACTCAATCCGAGCAGCCAGCTGCCGATCGAACTCTTCATTCATGGCCAGCGCTTCGGCATGCAGTGCGTTCATGGCTTCTTCAGCCTTAATGCGTTCCTGTTCGGCTTCCCATTCGGTCAGCGGCTTACGTGTCGCATCGCGCAGCTCGTCACATGCGTCAACGAACCGCTTAATTTCCGCCTCAGCAGGGCGCACAGCCTCTTTAAGGCGTTTCAGGTACTCGCGCCCCGGCTTTTCGATTGCCGTCTTGCTGCGTGATACCTGCGCCGCCAGAGAAGCAACACGGTCACGCCCTTTCTTGGTGGTCAGATCCGGAACCTCGTTCACGGCCTGGCGAATCTGCTCAAGGTAAGCGTCAAGACCGCCAGCCCGGTACAGGGCGGGCGCCTGCTCTGGCTTTATTTCGATAACGGTTAAATCCATTATTTCGCTCATGGTTTCCCCTGAAATTTGGTTGTAAGAATCCCCGGCGCGATAAAAGCCGCCTGATAGCTCAGTTAAATTCGTGCGCAGATATACGCGG